ATAATTTATCACCAACTTTTTTAGTTTTTTCACCAAATTTTTCTAACTTACCCGCCATTTTTTGCATCGGGACTGACATTTTGTCGATTGCTCTGAATATTACTGATAGATCAAATGTTGACGCCATTATTATTAATACTCCTGTTTATTTCATCCGCCTCTTCTACCCATTCTAAAAATTCATCAAGATATAAATTATTTATCTCTGATGGTTGAAAATGAAACGTGCCAGCTAATATCGTTTTCCCTTTTCTCCAATTCTTCGGGATGCTTAATTTTTTTTTTCAGTGTCTTTTGGAAAAACTTCTTCTAAAACTTCTATAACAGATTCAATATCCTCAAAATCAACATCTCGCATAGTTTCTTCCGGCACATTAAATATCCCGGCAAGAAACGGAATTAAATCTTTGAATACCGGCAACATTTCGCTTGCAGAAAATTCTAATTTTCCTTTTTCATTAGCTTTCGCCAATAGGCTTTCAGGAAGAAGTTCAAAATGTTTAACTTTTAATCTACTCGGTGTTAAATATTTTATCTCTTCCTCTTTCCCATTTCTTATAATTTTCACAGGATATTTTAATTCAACTGAATTCATAATCTCTCCTATTATTGAACGCTTTCAGTCCAATAAGCACCTACAAATTTAATAGGCGTTTCGCCTTCGCCACCGGTAATATTGAAATTTCTTGTACACGTTGCGCCTTCCATTGTGTAGGATTTACCTCCGCCAGCTGCTCTGAATATTACAGTTCCGTTACCTCTTATTTTAGCCAAATCACTTAATTTAACGTCGTCCCTGTCTGTTATTGTTACTTCCAGCATTGCATTGATAGGTTCTTCAACAAACCCATGCAAGCCTGTATCACCATTAACGGGCTTTAATTCAAAATTAGGTTCTCCGCTTAATCCTAACCCAGACGCAACAGCACCGGCCTTATTCAAAAGCGGTACACTATTTACCAGCACTTCTATTCTTCCGGTTATTCTTCTGCTCATAGTTATACCTCCTTATAAAATATATTGTATTAGTCCCGCTAAAATTCTGAACTGATTAATCAAATCAGGTGGCAATAATACATCTACTCTATTAACATCAGTTTTATTTCTTTCAACAATAAGATTGTCAATAAAATCATTAAGATTTTCAATCAGCCCCTGATCTCTCAAATTGGTAAATAGACTAATACTCTCAGCCTTGACATCCTTCGGTCTTACTATATTCATGCCTGTTTGTACGGGATAAGAATCATCAGCTAATTTTTGTCTTGTCTGAATAAATCTAGTAATCATTCTGGCTTTATACTGATACCTTATTTCAGCTAACGTAAACAATGTTTGAATATCCAAATAACTTGGGTCTGGAATTCCAAGAGCGTTAGTTTGATACGTTGTAATAACCCGTTCAAGTAATACATTACCCGTGCTATCGACTGTAAAAGTACTAATACCATCATATAACAGAATATCTCTTTCCTCTCGTGTAAATCTATTTTCTGTTGGAGGAGGTAGGACTCCTTTCAATTTCAATGTATGTAATGGCCTAGCTGGATCATTGTTAAGATTATAACTTGCTTGTGCGCCTAATGCTGCGGCCCATTCGGCCGGATCAGTTGGCGAATCATAAGCGCCTATTATAGTAGTGAAAGGGGAATTTCTTGCATTACCCGCAGTTGTACAATCCGCTTGTGTTGCTCTTATTGCCGTATATCCATGCCCCTGTTTATCTTCAAGTGGTTTGAATCTATCAGCTAATTCGGATTCTAATGCATCAAGATTAGTATCATCTTCCCATGGAGTTATTATATGCTGAAATTGTTCACTCTCGATTACTGTCCAAGCATCTGTTATATCAGGAGCGCCAACACCTCCAGCAAATCCTGTCGCAGTTATACTATTGCCGTTAAAACATGTAGGGAAACTCTGACCTTCAAGATAATTAAATCTAAGATTAAAATTATTACCAACGCTTCCGACATCAACACATTGTAGTATTACAAAGCTTTCTCCAACTGCATTACTTGCTATTGCTCCAACATTACTATTAGCATTAATTAACGCTACTAATGCAGATGCAATTTGACAATTACTCCAGCCTGATGTTAATGGCAAATCAAAAGCACTGCCATTAATCATAACATGTAATTGTTCATTATTAGTGCTAACTACTCCAGTTGCATGCGATAATGAATTTGAAAAATAAATTACACCTGATGCATTAACAGTTAATGCATCCCCGCTAAGAGCCATTGCATATACTTCTGTAATATTATTATTACCCTTGAAAATATTACACATTCTTGCTAAATTAGACCCAACTCCAAAATATCCATCAGCTAAATTATCTCGGCTAATTGCATAAAGAGTATTCAACACTGCATTGCCTTCTGTAATATGTTTCTGCCCAAGAATAAGCACTTTGTGCGGATTACTAATCAGTCCTTTTATCGCTCTGCTATTATCAATCTCAATATAAGCACCCGGCGTTCTTGTCGTATTAGGAATATTATTGAAACTAATCATTATCTTCCTCCTCTTCTATTTCTATTATTAGATTCATTATTATTAGATTCAGGTGTTTCAGGTTGTTCTGTTATTATGCAACTCCCGTCTTTAACTCTCCTTCTCCAATATATACCTTCTCTTCCAATCCATGGTTTTAATTCGCCATTTTCATTCAAAGGTATTTTACTAATTGGGTCTCTAATAATAATTTTTTGATTTTTTGGTTTAATAAATTTATATCCTTCCATAATTCCTCCTTTATGTAAAATCTAAATCAAATCCTGTTGCAAAAGCTCTTGAAAAAGCACCTGCATCCGGATTTTTTGTTAAATCTATCCAATTTGCCATATTTGGCAATGTAACATCTGGAAAATCGTCAGGGAATGGCATATCACCATCCTCGCCAAACTTATTTTTATACGGTATTCTTGAATCTGGCGTATTAATCAATTGCATATATATCGTGTTAAAAGGCACAGGCTCTTCAGTATCATCAAAATAACTATCTTGTATGATTGCATCTCCAGTAACGTGACCTTGTGAAGTTACCTCATCTACAATTCTGGAATCATATTCAAACTCAAATTGATACCAGAGATATGCATTATTAACATCAATAAGCTTCCCCCCTCGATAACATACCGGACATTCCGCACCGATTGGCATCCATCCTACTAATGCACGAATTAAATCATTTCTTATTTCATGCAATTTATCGTAAGATAAAAATCCTAACTTATCGGTTTGACTCGAATCATTAGCTAATGCTACAACAACGCCAAATCTTTCTATTATTCTTTGATTGATAGATGTATCATACTGATTTTTACCGGCATCATCAACCAATGGGATTACAAATGCCATGTCTTTTTTTAAAGTATTGCTTATAGCTAAATCTAATTCCGCAGTTCCGCCAACATAATTATCAAAATAAGTTTTTTTACTTCTTATTCTTAATACAATTTGTCCTAATCTCACCCTTTCAACCTCCTACCCGCAAATCTCTCAGCTGTTATTCTATTTATAATTCGACGTTTCCATTTACTTCTTTCAATCGCAGGTCCAAAAAATGGTCTTTCTTCCATTTTTTTAGTTCCATCCTTTTTTTTAGTTCCTTTCTCCAACCATTTTGCATATTTAACATTATTTGTATACACTTCACTATAATCATAACCTTTATCCACATATATTCTATTCCATAAGTTACCTGTATCTACTTTAGGTGGAAATCCCGGCAAACTTGCAGCATGAACTTTACCTTTACTTTTATATACTCGTCCACCACCGGGGCTACTTCTCATAGATTTTAGTATATCATTTTTGACATCAACAGCAATTTTATGCAATTCATTAACAATTGCTTTTCTTCCTTCGCTTCCAAAGGCTTTAATGAATTTTAATATTTCTTCTTCATTTCTAACATCAATATCAATTTTCATTCGCTAGCTCCTAGCCCTCGCTCTTCATCCTCACTGCATTGGAAGATTACAAATTCTTTCAAATTATCATCCCTCACAATTCTATTAATTCGATATAATCTGCCTCTATAAGCATCACTATTGCCGGATTGTAAAAAAACAAAATAATCAGATTTAATTGGATACATATCTGTAAGACTATCAAAACCATTATCATATCCAATACTAAACTTTCTGCCCATACCTCCATTTTCAAGACTGTCGACTCCAGATTCATATCCGCTATCAAAAGTTCTTTGAAATTTTGATATAACACTGGAGAATCTTACTCCAAATTCATCCGTACTCATAGGAGAATTGTAATTGTATTGCTCAATATTACCGCCTCTTATAAGCATAAGATAACTTCCAATAGATTTTTTCCATGCATGTAACGAAACTAATTTTTTATACTGTCTGGAAAAACCACCAAATTCATTAGGTGTATCAATTGCACGCATAATATGAATTCTATGTTTTAATTTTCCCGCAATATAACTTCTCATATCCTTGCTATCCTATAAGTTTTAAGTATTTTTTTTACCT